TCACAATCATCTCTCCCTGGCACAATCCGAACAGTGCCAGACTCACCATTTATTAAACCTGATACGCTTAACTTTGATGCAGAATGATACGGAAGTAAAACAACCCTTACGAGGGGTCGGGCTAATTGGCAGCACTGAGCCTAGAATCCACACGCCTTTATTAAAAGGTGTTAGCAAAGCACAAGAGGTAGCCGATCTAGCTGAGAAAATAGGCATGCCGCTGATTCCTTGGCAACGCTGGGTATTAGATGATTTATTAACTATTGATGATAAAGACATGTGGGTAAAGAAGTCTGGATTAATTCTTGTTAGTCGACAATCAGGGAAGACTCACCTTGCTCGCATGCTTATACTTTCACATTTATTCTTATGGGGCAGCAAGAACGTATTAGGCATGTCCTCTAACCGTAATATGGCATTAGATACATTTAGAAATGTTGCTTACACAATAGAAGACAATCAATTCTTAAAAGACCAGGTAAGGCAGATCCGCTTGGCTAATGGTCAAGAATCAATAACACTACTTAATGGCGCAAGGTATGAAATAGCAGCGGCAACTAGAGATGCGCCACGTGGAAAGACTGCCGACTTCTTATACCTAGATGAATTACGTGAATGGTCAGAAGAAGCTTTCACAGCTGCATTACCAGTAACACGTGCGAGACCTAATTCAATGACTTTAATGACAAGTAATGCTGGTGATGGTTTTAGCACAGTATTAAATGATTTAAGAGAACGCTCTTTATCTTATCCGCCTATTACATTAGGTTATTACGAATGGTCAGCACCACAGCATTGCAAGATACATGATCGCAAAGCCTGGGCTATGGCGAATCCAGCATTAGGATATTTTGTAACTGAACAAACACTAGAAGAATCTGTAAACACAAACAGCATAGAAGCTACACGCACAGAAATGTTATGCCAGTGGGTAGATAGCGCAGTAAGCCCTTGGGTCTATGGCAGTATAGAAGCATGCAGTGACAGCACCCTAGAAATCCCTGTCGGGCCAATGACTATAATGGCCTTTGATATTGCACCTACACGCAGATCAGGTGCGTTAATTATGGGTCAAATGAAAGACGGCAAGATAGCAGTCGGACTTGCACAGCTGTGGCATAGTGATATTGCAATAGATGAGGTTAAGATGGCGAGCGATGTAAATGAGTGGGCACGTAAATACCATCCACATATAATCTGCTTTGACAAGTATGCCACGCAATCAATAGCAACACGATTAGAGCAAAGCGGATGGCGCATGCAAGATGTGTCGGGTCAATCGTTTTACCAGGCATGCTCGGATTTATCCGATGCTATGGCTAACGGCAGAATGGTGCACAGTGGTCAGGCAGATCTAGTACAGCACCTAAATAACTGTGCCGCTAAGACTAGCGATGCAGGCTGGCGCATAATACGCAGAAAATCGGCTGGCGATGTTACAGCTGCAATATCTTTGGCTATGGTCGTAAGCCAGTTGACACGCCCACAACAAACCGCGCAAATATTTGTCTAACTTGCACCATAAGTCCTATTTATGGTATAAAGTATACATATGGGTATATTGTCAGCATTAGGTCTAACTAATAATAAACAAAACTTACAGGCGCAGTATGCCCCAGCTGTTATGGGCGATAACACCATTGGATTTGGTTACAACACTTTTGGTGCAGGCCCAATGGATCGCACACTTGCAACACAAGTACCTGCAGTTAATAGATGCGCTAATTTAATTAAAGGTGTTATAGGATATTTACCATTAGAGCTTTACAAAAAATCTACAGGCGAAGAATTAGCGAAGCCACTCTGGTGCGATCAGCCAGATATTCGACAGCCACGATCCGTCACTATTTCGTGGACTGTCGATAGTCTTATATTTTACGGTGTTGCATATTGGCGTGTTACAGAAGTTTACGCAGATGATTTAAGACCATCTAGATTTGAATGGGTTGCTAACACTCGTGTAGTTGCACAATTAAATCCATTAGGCACAGAAGTTTTATATTACACAGTAGATAACCAAAAAGTACCGATGGTAGGTATTGGTTCATTAGTTACATTTCAAGGATTAACACAAGGTGTATTACAAACAGCAGGCCGCACAATACAAAGCGCATTAGATTTAGAAAAGGCTGCAGCTGTAGCAGCACAGACACCTATGGCAACAGGATTCTTAAAAAACACTGGTGCAGATATGCCAGAATCACAAGTACAAGGATTATTAGCAGCTTGGAAAGCAGCACGTCAATCAAGATCTACTGCATACCTAACTAGCACATTATCTTATGAGACTGTCGGTTTTAGTCCTAAAGATATGATGTATAACGAAGCATCACAATATTTAGCAACACAAATCGCACGTGCTATGAACGTACCTGCATATTACATAAGTGCAGATATGAATAACAGCATGACTTATCAGAATATAATTGATGGACGTAAAGAGTTTGTAGCCTATTCACTACAGCCTTATATTTGTGCTATCGAGGACAGACTAAGCATGAATGACATAACTGCTAACGGCCACACTGTGCGTTTTAATATCAGCGAAACGTTTTTACGATCAGATGATAAGGCAAGACTAGAAACAATAGAGAAGATGTTGACCCTAGGACTTATAGACCTAGAGCAAGCAAAAGAAATGGAAGACCTAACACCTAACGGAAATCAAAGCGGCGATGCTGAGTACATCAACAGCGCAAAAGGAGAAAATGCATGAGTGATATACAACAAGCCAATATACCTGCAAGCACGGTAACGCTATTAGCGTCAGCTGCTCGCACCGCAACAGTTACTGGCACAGCCGTTACTGGCCTAGCCGCTGCTAAACAGTTAGTAATGCAATTAAACGTTAGCGCAGCTAGCGGCACACTACCTACTTTAGACGTGGTAGTTCAAGACACAGTAGATGGCACTAACTACAATACTATTGCAACATTTACACAGGCAACAGGTGTTACCCGAGAAGTAATTAGATTAACTACTGCATTCACCGATCAATTAAGAGTAGTCGGCACAATCGGTGGCACTACCCCATCATTTACCTTTGCAGTTCTAACATGGGCGGATTCAAATTGATTCTTACATTTAGTAGCCAAATTGAAAGCGCAGATAGTGAGCGCAGAGTTATTGCAGGCAAAATTGTGCCGTTTGAAACACCTGGCAACACCAGCGTGGGTAAAGTGGTCTTTGCTAAAGGATCAATAGATGTAGGCGACCCAGGTAAAATTAAAATGCTTATGCAACACCGCAACGATAAGCCTATTGGCCGCATGCAGAAGTTTAATGAAGAAGAAGATGGCATTTACGCTAGCTTTAAAATTAGCGCAAGCATGCAAGGATCAGATGCGTTAATGCTTGCAAGTGAGCAGTTAATAGATGGCCTATCTGTAGGTGTAGATGTAATTAAATCATCACAGAAAAAAGATTATATTTATGTAACTAAGGCGCAATTAAAAGAAGTAAGCCTTGTCGAGTCACCAGCATTTACAGAAGCACAAGTAACTAAAGTTGCCGCTAGCGAAGGCGAAGCGGATGCAACAAATCAACCAACTACGGAAAGTGAGGCACAAGTGGAAAACACCACCGAGCCAACAGCAGTACCAGTGGTAGAGGTTGCTCCAGTAGAAGCCGCACGTCCAACGATTAGTGCATCCTTCTACACAGAGCCACGCTCACCAATTCAAACACAAGCACAAATGTTAGAACACAGCATTAAAGCAAAATTAGGTAACCACGAGTCAGCACAGTGGGTAATGAAAGCAGAAGCAGATGTAGCAAAGCGTATGAATTTCGCAGACGATTCGTTCACAAGTAATCCTGCATTTTCACCAAATCAATATGTTCCTACAGTAGTAGATACACTTATTGGATCACGCCCAGCTATTGACGCAATCGGTTCACGTGCGCTTCCTGCAGCTGGCATGACAATTTCAGTTCCAAAGATTACTACTTCTGGAACAGTTGCAGAAACTGCAGAAGGTGCAGGACCATCTGAAACTGGTATCGTATCTTCATACGTAAACCTAACTGTTAAAAAGTATGCTGGATTACAACGCTACAGCTTAGAAATCTTAGAGCGCAGCTCACCAGAGTTCTTTGCAGCAATGCTTGATAACATGACTCGTGCTTATAACAAAGCAACAGATGCAGCAGTAATTGCAGCATTAACAGCAGGTGGCACACAAGCTGCAACAACAGCAGCATCATCTGCAGGAATTATTTCCTACGTATCAACAGAAGCACCAGCTGCATACCTTGCAACAGGTGAGTTAGCAACTAAGTACATCGCTGGTACATCACAGTGGTCACTACTATTAGGCGCAACCGATTCAACAGGTCGCCCAATTTACAATGCTGCTAACCCAATGAACAATGCAGGATCTTCTGTACCAACATCACTACGTGGTAACGTATTAGGTCTAGACCTATATGTAGATCCAAACGCAGTATCAACAACTATTGATGAGTCTGCATTTATTGTAGTTCCATCTGCAGTATCAATTTACGAGTCACCAATCCTACGCCTATCTACAAACATCCCAACTTCAGGCGAGATCGAGACATCACTATATGGCTACATGGCCGTTGGTGTATTGGTCGCTGGTGGCGTTCGTCGCTTCAACCTAACCTAATAAGTTAGTTAATTTAATAATCCCTAGGGTTTAGTAGCCCTAGCCCTAGGGAGCTTTTTTAGAAAGGACAATATGGCCGCTGCGATGGTAACAATGGCAGAGTTACGCAGTAATTTAGGTATTGGTACTTTATATACCGATGCAACTGTAGAAGAGTGCTGCCAGTCCGCAGAAGATTTAATATCAGCTTACCTTTGGCATAACGATGCCCCAGTAGTCGGCTCATCAATTAGCAATAACGTTGCAACTTTAGTATTATCGAACCCAGGCATATTTGTAACTGGTCAATCAATAGTAGTAAGTAATTGTGGTGCAACATATAACGGCACATACACATTAACAGGATCATTCCCAGGTACTACAGTGCCAGCATCTATTGGCACAGCATTCTGGAGTACATACGCATTTAGTTCATACCCTAAC